TCATCATCTGTAGGATCAGGAGCAATTGTTTGATTAGTAACATCAACAGAATATGAATGGTCTAGCACCACATCAAATTGAACATATTTACCAGCAACAAGAATAGTTTGTATTATTCTTTCATCACTAAATTGATATGGTTCAACAGCGTCATTAACTAGTGTTCTTACCATAGTGGTCAATTCTGTTTGCCACGACATAGATTTTCCTCATAATTTTTGGTAGATATACTAATAAATACACCTAATCAATAAAAAAAGCCGCCCCGATTTGGAGCGGCTTCTTTTAGAGACTCAAACAAGTATCAGAGCGAGCCAAGTAGAACTCTACGATTGTCAAGAACAGCAAAACCCTGTTCGGCCCAACCATAGAAACCAGCTCTCTTCTGACGATGTAGTGTATCGTCTTCGAAGATTTGAACCTGTTCACGAACTGGCATTATGAAACTATCTCTCTTGCGAAGATCTAGACCAACTACTAATTCAACGTCACTTGCGGCTAGTGAGCCACTAAGAACATTGGTATAGAATAGTTGATATTCTTGACTCTCGCCAAGCTCGTCACGATCATGAAGATTAACACCGAAGATACGATTGAGGGAACCATCAGCAGCAACATAGATTTCTCTACGTGTTACTTCATCAACCTGATCAACACCCCAATTACGAATATCTTCCATAGCCTCTGGAGAGACATATAGATCGGTTAACATTCCACGATTGTTACTAGCCGAGTTACCGCCACCATTTCTACGCATTACAGTCTTCATTAGACTAACAAGACGCTTGGTGAATTGACCAGCAGCAGCATCGCTATCAAATACAACGATATTACGATCAACGCCAGCAGCAAGAAGTGTATGCCAGCCATCGTCATTCATCTTCTTGACGAATTGGGCTTCCATAACTTCCATAGCACGACCAACTACGTCCCAACGAGCATCACGGGCATACTTTAGGAGGTAGTCGATGCTGGCGCCGATGTCATAGGTTGGAACCATGACGTAATCGCCTTCAACGTGACGCTCTGGAATATAACCATGATTAGGAATTGTGTAGGCCACAAAGTCCTTTTCGGTACCTGGAGCAATGAAATCTAATGGAAATTCTGGAGTGGCACTTTGGGCAAGAGTGATTGGCTCAAAGATACCATCGAGAATATCGCCATTAAGAATACCTTGGCGAAGTGGTAATTCTAGAGCTTTTGCAAATTCTGCATTAGCTGCTAGAGCCTCTTCTTTGTTTAATGAGCCAGAACGTACAAGAAGATCTGTAAGTTCTGGTGTTGGTTCAAAAGCTTTATTCATATTATTCTTCTCCCTTAAAATTAAGCGATGTTGACGGATACTTTGGCATAACCATCGGCATCCTTACCACTAAGGAATGTACCGATTTGAACAGCATTTGTACTACTTGTACCAATTAGACCACTAGCACCAACATATGCTGGAGTGCCTGCTGTTGGAGTAATACCAGATACGAGACGATCTGTTGTTACTTGACCGTTGCGTAATAGTGTTACCTTGCCGCCAACTTGCACCTCATCTTTGTGCCAGTTGATGTGTTGTCTTGTTAGATCAAGATTAACAACATCGTTTAATAGAACGCCAAGTGGACGAGTGCCAGAAACTGCTGCAACATATGCGACAACAGCATTCGCGTCATCCATAGAAACACCAGAACCTGCTGTTCCGCCAACGGCGATACCAGCAATACCACCACGTTCAGCTGTGGTATTCATGAAAAATGAAACATCTGTTAGAAGTTCGATACGATCTGATTTAAGAGCCATATTATTATTCTCCCTTATTAAGTTTTTTACCTAGTCTAGCGCATACAAAATCAACTAATGCTGCACGAGTTGTATTGACACCTTCTAAAGCGTCACTGCCAGCACTAAGATCAAGTTCATTATTTGTTTCAACATTATCAAGAGCCTCTTCTACTTCGTTTTCAGAAGCCTTTGGCTTCTTGACTGGTTCTGGCATCTTAACTTTCTTAGCAGCATTGCTAACAAGTTCTACCATAGCGTCAAAAGCTTCATCTTCAAGAGAATCAAATTTCTCAACAGCAGAAGCGGCTACTTCTTGATCTAGACCTTTTTCTAGTAGAGAAGCCATTCTTTTCATCTTCTTCTCTTTTTTCATCATTTCTTCTTCTTTATTCTTGTATGCGGCAACAGCTTCTAAGGCAGCATCAAGATCTGACTTTGCCTTCTTCATTTCTTCTTCTTTTTTCATCATCTCTTCTTCGCTCATTTTCTTAGCGGCTTCTGTCGAAGCAACTAATTCATCATAAGCAGCTTTTGTTGTGGCAAGTTCAGTGTCTTTAGTCTGAATGGTTGTTTCTAGAGCAACGACCTTATCTTTAAGTTCGGCTACTTGAGCATAGGCCTCTTTTGTTGCTTGTGAGCAATCTGCCATAGCTTCAACCTTGTCTTTTAGTTCGGTTACTTCAGTTTCTAAGCTCATATTATTAGCCTCCGTTTGATTTGTTCTCTTTTCTGATACACCCGAAAAATCATTTTCGTTATTTTTTATTTTAGATAAGGTCATAAAATTATCTTTACTAAATATTATACTATCTGGATTTGCTGGTTTGTCAACATAACCCTTACCAGAAAATGTAATATTTCTTAAAACTCTACCAACTTTATGATTATCATACTTACCTGTTCCACCATATGCTCTTAAATGTTTAGTTAAAAATGCTGTATTTTCAGAACGCGATAATATTTTATACTCTCCGGTAGTCTCATCAATTAATCCATAATCAAATCCCTTAAACATGCACTCCATACTAACATATTTTGTACCATTTTCAATTTCAGCAATGAGTTTTGCAGTGCGCTCTTTAAGCTCAGGATTGGTATATGATTTATAAATTACGGACCCTGTTACAATATGGAACTTTTCTGGAAGATTCTCTGTTGGTGTTGAATCGTCCATAAGAATACCGTCTTCGGTAATTGACCAATTTGATACTATATGGCCAATAATAATATTTTCATTATGTTCTAAATTAGTTGGTTTATCTTCTGGAGTATTTTTAGCTGCCCATACTTCTTCTTTAGCAAAAATATCATCATTTTTATTCCATGAAGATGTTACAAGTATGGATTGAACATAATAAAGATCGCTATCATCGTACGATGCTAAAGCCTTGATATTTTTAATAACATTTTTATTATTGTTATCTATAGGAGTAGCAACAGAAGCCGTTAACACAGAGGCTGATGCTTTGATAGCTTCTGATAAGCCGTCTTGGATTTCTTGTTTATAAATAATCATAATTTTATCTCTTTAGGTTAAATTGTCATACACCATAGAATAAAAATAAGATTTAAGACTTTTTAATTCTTGAACGGTCAATTCTCTAGCAAAAGATGCTCTCATACTATTTAAAAATACCAAGTAATATTGATATAATTGATCAATAGTACTAGATTTTATAGTGTTTAATGATTCCAATATAATATCATTATTTAATGAGGAAAATGGTGATGCAGAAAGAAGCAGCTTAGTTTTTGTGGCTTCCGCTTCCTCATATTGAGAACTAGATAAACTTCTCATATTTTTTTTATTATAAAAATCTAACAATATTGGATTCATTAACTCTGAAATACCATCTTGTGCGGTATCCGCCCAAAGTTGTAATTTGGCTCCTGTCTGCGGGGCAAATTGTTTGGTCTTTCTAGTCTTGCTATCTTTAGAGTTCTTGGGTCTTCCTTGTTGTGGTTCTCCTTTTAAAGATTCTGGCGAATCTTTAACACTACTTGGCAGACCAAAGGGAGATTTAGGAACTTTCATTTCTAAAACAGTTTTTTCTCCCGATTTTTTCTTTTCCAACTCTATACCCACTTGACTAGGAGTAGCAAGTCCTATTTGTAATGCTACTTTCTTCATGCTCTCTTCAAACATTGGATCATACCATGGACCAGCTTTTGGAACCATGCGATTAGTATCTCTCTCCCTACTCTCTCTATTAAGTCTAATCTTTTCCATTTCTGGATCAAATCCAAATCTACTTTGTAGTAGTTCATCACTAATAACATTACGATCAGCAAGTTGAATAAGTAAAGCTTTTTCAGCATCTTCATTACTAAGAT